GGTCTTGGCAATCTGAAAGAGTAGTCTGTGCCGCTTCCAAAGCCTTGAAGGTTTGTCTGATTGCTGCCTGTTGATCGGCTTCCAAAGCATTGAAGGCATCAAGGCGTGCCTGACAACGGTCCCTGCGCATTTTTCTAGCTAGGTCTTCTGGTGTGGTTGGTTTATCGGTCATGAGCGACTTCCCAATCGCGGCAATGGTTTAGACGGGTTTCTATCGGGCCATTCGTACACGGCTTCACCGTGCAGCGGCCTTGATTCTAAGTGTCCTTCTTTTACAAGATTTCGTAGTAGTTGTTGGGCTACATCGTCTTTAACACGCATTTTTCTAGCTAGGTCTTTGATTGTCCAAGCGTCTCTAGTTTTGATTGTGTCAAATGCTATAGCCATAAGGTCTACTTTCCCACCGTAGTTGCGCCCGACGATAGCTTGGGATGGTTGCGCTATTAGCTGGTGACGTAGGTTTTCGATTCTAGCTAGTTCTATGTATGTTGGATTTAATCCACTCATATTTTTTTCCCCCATGATCTTAGATCACTAACATATCGTTCTAGTTCTGTACGCGCTACCCACAGATCATTTTGTGCGTTGGGTAGTGGGCTTTTTTTGAAGGCTTCGTCTTGCAGTCTATCGACTCTTCCGCGCAGGAACTTTAGTTCTGATTCCTGCGCGGGTGTTAGTCCCGATTCTAGTCCCACATTGCGTCCCCTTCTAGGACGATTGCAGGCCCGACTAGTCTGCGCCCAGCGATCATGCTGGCTTGAATATTAACGGGAAGATCGTGCATTCGACCTTCTTCGTTAATTATGAGTTGCATTTTTTCTGGGTTCATTAGCGGAACCATTTCCACCAGACCCCCGACAATCGCTTGCGCCTCTTCTAGCGTAGGCTGTTTGTCTTTAAAGAAGTGTAACATTTTTTCTTCCATTTTGTATCCTTTGCTAAATGGGTCTTATTTAAGAATTTTACACAGCAATATCAGGTACTTAAAAATATCCCTGTGCAATTACGGCGTTATTTCCCAAAACGGATTTAAATGCGTATTTTAATCCGTTCCCAAGGATTAGCATATTATGGCATGCGTGTAAATAAAAAAAACCCTCACCGCAGAAACGGTAAGGGTTTATAACTTAACGATATAATTTGACTACCAGATGCCGTATCGTTATGTTTACTGTCACGTCGCAGACAGCTAAAAGTAAGAGTGACAAAACCCTTACTCCCAATTGTTAGCATATAGTTTTATGTTGTTCAAGCCTTTATTTATAAATTTTCTCGCGCTGTTCTGGCTTCATATTCGCCACGGCTTAACGGCCCACCTGTGACGCCCAGCCACTTAGATGCGCCCGATTGTGTTAGCCTGTAGGTATCAACGCGCCCTGCCTCTTGCAGTGCTGTTATGGTGTTTTTCACTGTAGACTCTCCGAAAGGTTTCAACGCTATTACACATGGCTCGCCTGAAGAACTTGTTTCGATTGCTTCATGCGCCCCGTCATTAGCGCCACCTTTTGTGACTGCATTTCCGTCAGCTTCCATCATGGCTAAGAAGTCGAACATGTGTTGGAGTCTGTTTCTGACCGCGTCTGACAGCGCCAAGTTGCGTATATCTTCTGATCTATCTTCTAGCAGCCCTGTGTTCGGGTTTCGGATAAAGTGTCGTATGTCCCGATTAGCTGGCCCGTTGGATTTGACCACAGCGCCATCGAACACGGTGTTACGCGCATAATCCACGTTGAGGTCTTTGCACCGTTGTCTGCCTAGCCGTTCTTCTACGTTCCACACGGTAAATGCGCAGCGGACACCATCAACGATAGCTGACGTACCCCGAATGAGATTACGCGCTTGCTCTGGTGTTGTGACGGGATCGTTGTCTTTGATTTTAGCCATGTGGTGATTAACCATGACTGTAGCGCCTGTTTCGGTTGAGATTTGCGCAAGCATACCCATGAATGCGGCTCCAGCAGCGGGATCAGCGTTTACATCTGCGTGAACGAATGACGCCATTGGGTCGATTACCAGCAGTGCGAGGTTTTGCATTTCTAGGATTTGATCGTAGATGCGCCCGAACTCTTCACCCATAACGTAGCTGTTGTCGATCTTTTGCATGATTGGAAACACACCGCCGAGGTTGGGCAACGGTAGTATTTTCAAATTGTTCGGGTATTCACGGCGTTTGCCCATAGGGTCCATGCGTTCAATACGCCTGTGCATTTCGTCTTTATCATCTTCTGCGGATAGAATGATTGCATCCCCGAATGTGGATACCAAGCCCCCGAATGATGATTGCATGGGTTCGCCCGATGCGACTTTCATAGCTAGATCAAGCGTCATCATGCCTTTACCGCTATCGCCAGCAGCGGCGAATATGGTTGGAACACCTAGCGGGATTGTCCCGCCAATCAGGTACTCTTGTTCGGGTGCGCGACCTACGAAGTAAGTCCCGATGTTTAGGCTATCGTCCAGCAGGTGTATTGGCTTTTTAATTTTGCTTTGGCTGTTACGAATGAACCTGTGAACGTCAAATTGTTCGTCTAGTGCGTCTGCGGCATCCCATTTTTCGGGCTTCCCGAATGGCGCACGAAGCATGAGCGTTGATTTGGCCCCTGCATCTTTGGCGAGGCGTTCTACGAGTGCAGCCAAGTCCCGACCTGCTTTATCATTGTCAGGCCAAAGGATTACGTCTTTGCCTTCAAGTGGCGAGAAATCAAACTTATGGGCGACACGTTCCGATAGCATTCCTGCGCCCCCGATAGTACAGGTAGCTGCAAAGCCCATGCTGGTTAGTGCTTCTGCGCATTTCTCGCCTTCGGCCCATATAACTGTTTCTGCATCCAAAATGTTCGGGATGTTATATAGGGGTCTTGGCTCTGGCAGACCCATGCGCCCATTCATAAACTGGCGGAATTGTTTTTTAACTTCGCCGTCTTCGCTTTCTTCCACGTATTTACGGACTGTAACAAGCACAACGCCGTCAGCGTCAGTGTATATATATTCATCATCGTAGGGCGTATCTAAATTGTAGACCTTTTTTGCGCCTACTTGTTCGGGTTGTTGCAGCGGAATTGGTTCCGGGCTTGGTCTGTTAGCAAGTTCGGGTTTGATTGGGTTTTCTGGCGCTGGTTCTTGTGGCGTTCCGAGAAACGATTGATAGTGCGCGGCGACTTCTCTGCTAGTCCAGCCCCGACCTTCCATGAGGATTTTGGTTATACCCCCGATACCATCACCTGTGGCCCAATCCTGACCGCGCATAAAGTTAGGGCCATGAATATCTATATTGATTTGCAGCGAACTACCCGCTTCACCTTGGAACGATCCGATCATAAATGTAGTGCCGTGACGCACACCATTTGGGTATGTATCGAACAAATCTTGAAGCTGTGTTGTGCGTGGCACAAGGTTAGAAATTTTATCTGTTAGTTGGCTAGTTGTGTTGCCAAAGCGGAGTATCGTCATTATATTGTCCCTATCACTCATCCTGATACAAAATGTGGGGTGTTCCGATCAGCCTTGGAATGCCCCACTATTGTAATTATTCCCCCCAGCACGAATCCTGAAACTCACAGAACTTGCAAAGAAAGAAATCTTTGCTTTGTGCGATGCGTGGTAGAATGTCATTTGCTTTTGCAGACGTCAAGATATTTACTGCCCTATCGCTGGCTTCCTGCGCAAGCCCTTGATTGAAAGGGATTATTTCATAGTATATCTCGCTGGTGTTTTTATTCACTACGGTGAACAAACAAGGTGTTTCTGTTAACTCCATGTAGGCTTGGTAGAGTGCCACTTGGGTAGCATACACTGGATTTGCCTTAGCAACGCCGTGCTTTTCAAACGCTTTGAACTTATTATCATTGGCTGATTTGCATTCCCACAGCATAGGATATGGCGCTTTTACGGGGCCATCACAGACAACGCCATCTATGTGACCGCGTATTTCACCATCAGCGATTGAGAACCCAAACTGTTTACCCATTTTGTCTTCTGTGCGTAGGTCAAACCCTGCGTCCTGTATCCACTTGGCTGCATAGTCTTCGATGTTATGACCGAACTGAAATATCCGCAGCGTTCGTGCGGTAAATTCCTTGCCACTATCAATGGGTCTGTTGAGGTATCGGTATTGTATTTTGCGTGAGCATTCATCACCAATGCTGGATGCACCGATATACTTACGCCGTTCCCGTTTCTTTTCGCCTTTGACGATCCCCTGATCCACAGCCTCTTTAATTTGTTCGGCTATTGGGTCTGGTTCCCTAGAATGGGATTGAAGTAGAAGGCCAACTGCCTGTTGACTTATAGTAGGCTTCTTCAAGGTTTCCGACATTTACTGTCTCCGTAATTTTTTTTGATTCTTGCAGTGCGAATATCAACACTTGGACTTGTTCTTCTGTCAGGTCGCAGAACCGCGTACCCCAGCCGAAGTATCCAAGTATGAATGACAACTCTTCCATTGGTTCTTTTGCTGATTCGTAATTCAATGGACTGTTCCCTCTTCTAACCCGAACAAGAACTCTACGGCTTTGTCGAACAAGCCCTCTTCTGCTTCTGGGTTTTGAAATATAGCATCCGCTACTTTTTCTTTATCCACGAATATTTTTGCGCAGCCCCCGATACATAATTTTTTTGAATGTTCCATGTGGTCTTGCACTGCTTTTCCTGCGGCTTGGGTAACTTTTTCGCCATCGTTCCAATCCGATACAAAGGCAACGATCTTGTATTCTTCACATTCAAACTCGCTGTTTTCGTAAACTATGGCTGTTAGTTCAAGTTCGATCCGTGCCATCGTCTTTTCCTTTTTTGATAGCCAACTCGCCGCCACAGGCCATGTAACCACATGCGTCTACCCAGTTGTCAGGATTGCTTTTGTTAGATTTAAGCCGAGCTATTTTTAACAACGCCATCATCACTGCAACGTCAGTAGATGTGAAATCCCATTCGTGGTTAAAGTAAATTTGCCACAATTCGGCTATGGACTCAAAGTTGTCTTCCATATCACCGTGCGTGGCGTCACGATCTTTGGTGACGTACTGCTTTGCCGTATCTAATATTTCTGCCCGTTTCATTCAGCTATCCTTTCCACTGCTGCGTCTATTTGTTCTTTGTTCCACAGATAATTCAGCCAGCATGCGGCTTTGTATTTCGTCCATGAGAAATCCATTGCGCTAACTTGCACACCACCTCTGCGTAAGGCGTCACGCTGTTTGTCTGTGGCTCTTTCATTGAGCCAGCGTTTAGATTTGTTAGCTGCTGCACTGTCTTCAATCTCACGCATGAAGTCATCTGCGGCTGACATGGCTTGCACTTTGCCGCCAATGGCGACTGTTCGCACCTTGCGCCCGTAATGATGAAGAAGAATTGGGCTACTCTGAGCCTTGACTAGCCCAATAGATGTATCGCCCACTGTGCCAACTACACCAAAGCCATTGAAGCCCATTGCCATGAGGCATGAGCCATTGCCGAATATGTCCATCCATAGAAACGGCGATAGTTCCATGAGGTCGTATTCTGTCAGTGTGAAGTCCACCAATTCTTCTGTGTCTTGGCTTTGGAACTCATAGCCACACTCAACGCACATTCTGACGTTAAGAGGGTTAATGAATCCGCACTCTGGACATTGCTTTTCTGGCGCTTCCCCGTTGGGGTCTTTGGGCTTGCCATCTAGGTTAGCTGCTTCATCCAGCGCACCATGCGTTAGAATGCTGCTACCGAAGTCCAACACAACACAATCTTTTTTAATCTGGTCAGGGTAAATTTCTGGGTCCAGAATGCGCAGACCGCGCCCAATCATTTGCA